AGTTAGAAGTAAAGTTAGCTTCTTCCCCCATTTTCCAATGTGCTACTGCGCCTGTTATTGTAGTAGGAGTACCGCTATTATAGATAGAAGCTACATTTGCTGATTGGTCACTATTCCAAATTGCTACTTCGTCAACGTTCCCCTCAAATTCATAAATTGGGCTACCACTTGAAACTATTGCTCCAACTGTTAAATTTGCCGCGTCATTGTCAATGGTTGCAGGGATTGAAGTAGTGTTTTCTCCATCTAAAACACCGTCAACGTAAATTCTTAAATATGTAGAAGGTTTAAATATGCAAACTACATTATGCCAGTTTCCATCATTATAATTTGCTGACGTTTGAACTTCTGTTAAAGAATTAGAATTAAAAATATAAAATTGCAAGTTGTTACCAGCTCCAAAAACATTGTTCCAAATACCCCAACATCTTAGCCCTAAAGCGTCCTTAGCAACTATTGCTTGGTCGGCTGTGCTTGAGCCTTTAAACCAAAACGAAATACTTAAATCTGATGTTATTTGTAAACTTGAATCATTGCCAAAATCTACATAATCATCCACTCCATCAAAAGAAAATGACCTTGTAGAATAGTTGCTTAATGCTGAATTGTTTACTAACCAGTTAGAAGTAAAGTTAGCTTCTTCACCTAATTTCCAATGTGCTAATGCTCCACTTGGTAAAGTTGTGGGAGTACCACCATTATATAAATCGCTAATATTTTGCAAACCTTGAAAAACTGCAAATTCATCTATGCTACCACTCATTGAACCTGAGCCCGAAGAATTTATAGCGCCTATACTTGCAATTCTTGCGGTTGTGCCTGCCGAACCCCAAGTTAAAACAGTAGCACTAACAACACCATCTTTGTAAAATTTAACATCACCTGTTGTGTAATTTATAGTCATAGCTATATGATGCCAATTACCATCTGCAAAACCACTTAACCCTGTACTCACAGAGCTACCAAATCTACTTGAAAATAAAACTCCTGAACCACTAAATCTTAAATTTAACAATGAATTTGCGCCACCTGTACCCCCATTAGTACATAAATAATCCCACGTAGTAAAGCCATTTGATTTTACCCAACACGAAAGTGTTAAATCGTTTGTAGTATCAATATCTAAAGGCGTAATTTGAATTGAAGTATCCACTCCATCAAATTCAAAACTATAATTCGATACCTTATCTTTATTACTATTCTCAGGGATTAGCCATTGTGGAGATTTGTAAGAACCGTTGTCGCCGTTGCGATACCAAGCAACAGGATTTAAACTTGTTAAATCTACAACAGGCGAAGTTGATATAGTGCTAACGTTTGCTGTTTGGTCATTATTATAATAGGAAACCTCATCAATTAAACCATCATAAGTATTAGAAGATACAAGCCCACTTTTACCAATATAAACAGGAATTAAATTAATGTTTGCAGTATATACATCTGCAAAAGTTCCTTCTAAATTTCCATCTAAATAACACGCTAAATCATTAAATCCATTAGTTCCGTTAGTTGGTGCTTTTCTAATAAGTATTAAATTGTGCCAATTTGTAGTATCTGCCATAGCATTAGCAATATTAGTACCTCCAAATGTTTTTCTTCCTGTTGTACTACCGACAGGATAATAAAACAAATTGACAGTTTGAAAATAAACTACGTGGTTATCAGCATCACCAATGACTCCATTACCTGTATTAGCTGAATTGTTTTTAAACCAAAAAGAAATACTATTAGTTTCCCCTAAATCAATTGCACCTGTATCTACAAAATCATCCACACCATCGAAGGCTAACGAATAGGTGTTGGTGAAACCACCTCCTCCTTCTCCTCTAGTAGCAGCACTGTTACTACTGCTCATAAAATCTGATATTCCGTACCCGTACCCAGGACTCATTTATAATAATATTAAGTTTACTGACCCACTTGTTAATGTAATACCTGTAAATTTACCATTATTGCAAGTTACAATAGTACCTGCTTTTAATGCAGTAGCTGGAGCAGCTATATATTTAGTTTTAACATCTCCTCCTCCATTTTCTAATAAGGTTGCTATTACAGTATCTTCACATACAAAAAACTCACTAAAGTCTTTATCTGTTACTGCTGCGGTATTATTTACTACATAAGTACCTCTTACAGAAGCTATTCTTTGTAAGGCTACTAATTGTTTTAATTGTATTTCGTCTGGATTCATTTTATTTTATTTTAATTATTTTATTCTCTTATTAATAGTTGTAGGTCTTTAACTAACATATCATCATTACTATTAGTATTTTCTACATATAGTTCTATATAATCGTTTTGACTCATTAAAGTCCCATAAACAAGGGATAAGGCTCCAGTTGCATCAGCTTCAACTTCTGTAGCTGAACCTGGTAAAAGTACTCCATTTTTATAAAAATAAAAAGTATATGGATCTGTACCTCCGCCTTGTTTTTCGTAAGATATTGAAGCGTGTAAAGATACATAAACTTGTTTAGTACCATTGTACGTGTTTCTACCAACAGCCGTTGTCGTGTACCTAACACCACTTTGTTGAGTGGCAAGTCCTCCTGTGTTTACGTTTGTAGGGGTGTTAGCTGATAAAGTTGTAACAGCTGTATTGCCAACAACTGTCATTATTACACCTGAAATAGAGTTTAATATTCCTTGATTAGCAAACACATCGTAAGTATATGTTGCAGTTTGTGAATAATCAGGTAAACTACTTGCTTCAGGTAAGAATACTTTTCCTGTTGTAAGTCCTGTGTTTATAAATGCATTAGATGATATAGTACCAAAACCTGTAGTAGACGCTGCGTTTATATCAATACCGTTTTGAGTTTGTTGTGGGTGTATAATGCATCCATTAATATTAACAGCTCCAAATGAAGCAAAGTTATTAGCTCTTAGTTCTATCATTGAACAAGTGGCCCAACCAGAAGGTGTAGGGTTGGTTGTTTCATCATACCAACGTATTAATTCACATGATGCAAACTCTATTTTAGACGTGTCTCTAAATCTTAAACCTATACTAGGTGCTTGTATATAGAAAAATAATGTGTTTGATATATCAACTAAATCAAAGCCATCTATATCCATTACATTGTAACAATTCCTAAACTGACAGTTGATTATTTCAAGTACTTTTGTTCTTCCATTATTAAATCCAGACGCAGTAACATTTGACCCCTTAATTAATAATGAGCCTGTCGTTGTAGATGATATCCACACATCCCTTAGTGTGAAGTCAACATCTATTATTGTTATAAAATCCCCTGTGCCAGTATATACTAATTTATCTAGCTGTCTATTATTACCAATTATTGAAACACCTTCGACTGAAACAACTAGCCTACTACTACATGTAACTGAACCTATGACTTGATAAGTAGTGTTAGCAGGTAAAGTTATGACACCTGCTACAGGAGTTCCAAAGTCGCTTTCTTGAGTTACTTCTATTATAGCAGTTAAATTAGCCGTTCTTCTTACAGAACCAGCGTTCCATGTTAATGTATCTGTTAATGTTGCTACTCTAGATGTTCCAACAGTACTATTCGTTGTATAAATATTTGGAATTGTAGCAAATTCTAAATTACCTGTTCCTGAATTATAGGTTAAAGCTTTTCCGTTATCTGCAGGAGCGACTGTTGTAGGAAAAGAATATGCAGAGTTTATATTTAATTTACTTACAGAAGCTCCTTGTGTTCCTGCTACTTGAAAATCATATACTCCAGGAGCAATGTTAATTCCTACTCTTCCTCCGTTAAAGTTTAAAGTATCTGTAACAGTAGCTACAGTAGTTGTAGGAATTGTTCCTGAAGCAGTATATATACTTGAAGCAGCGCCTGTAGCAGCTTTCCAAACAGCGTCTCCAGTTCCAGTATCTTTGGTAAGTACATGCTCATTAGTTGCTAATCCTACTCTTGTAAGAGCATTTGTAGCTAGTTGAGGTGTAATTTGTCCTGTTCCTCCATTAGCTATAGCTAGGGGTGTTCCAAGAGTTAATGCTCCTGTTATTCTTTGATCGCCTGATACATCAAGTCTATAAGCACTAGGAGCAGCGCCTATACCTACATTATCAGTACTAGCATCTAAGTATAACATTGGAGGATTTACTCCATCACCATCAAATATTAAATCAAAAGCTCCAAGTGTTACTGTTCTATTACCTGTTAAACTACCATCTGTTGTATATATAGTAGGAGTTAAAGAAATAGCATTATTAACCCATTCTCTTGAAGGAATTACTTTAGGATTAAGGTCTGCAGTAATGTTAGCTACACTATTACCTGTTCCTGAATAATAAGCTAAGTTATTTTCTATAATAGTTTTACCTGAATTATTGTACAATTCTATACCGTCTACTCCCGAAAGTCTAACTTTTGTTGGAGGTGTTCCAACGCCTGTATTTTCAAAACTTAAATAAGTTGATACACTAGAACGTACTTTTAATGCTGTTACTGAACCAGTAGGATTATCAAAACTAATAGATTTAGTATTTGCTACTAACACTTCTCCTCCTGGGCCTAAATTAATATTTGCAGCTGTATCTACAGTAAATTCACTTAAGCCTTTAAAATGTAAAAAATTATTTGCTCCTGTAAGTAGTCTGCCTCCTGTAAGAGTTCCGTCTATTGAATAAATAGTAGTATCTCCTTGAGCAATTGGTATTAAATTACCATACCTATCTTTATAATAAAGAACTCCATCATAGCTATTTTTGAAAATCTCTATTCTAGCTTGAGTTTCGTTTCTAGCTTGTCTAGGAAATATTTTAGGTATAAGACTCATTTTAGTATTTCTTTTCTAGTGTTTCTAATATACTTATAATGGTAGCATATGAGACTACATTGTAATCTGTTGTTTTATCTACTACATCTCTAGTATCGTATCTATTTAAAAGTTTTAAGGATCTTCTAAAAGTTTTTAAATAATCTAACTGCTCTGGACATGTTATTCCCAGTAGCATATTATTCATATACTTTTCTGCTAGTGTAGAAAATTTACACTGCAGACTCCATACTTTTAATTTATAACAATTTACAGTCATTATACTTCTCTATAATAAAGTGTTGCAGAATTTACTCTTCCGTTTTCTGGCGCAGCTCCTGCATCTGATGTTGCAAATTCTAAAGTAATATATTCATTATTAGGAACTGTTACTTGTATTGTAAAAGCTTGTCCTTGTCTTGCTCCGTGAGGAATGTCTGATTCAACTCTAAAAAAGTTGTGTACTTCATATGAGGCAGCTCCTGCAAAAGCCAAAGGTCCTACTTTTATTGCTGCTTTTACACAAAGTTTTGTTCCGTTAGGATTAAGGCCAGAAACAGCTGCATTTCCACAATTAAAAGATGCGTCTACTTTATACGTTTTAGGTACTCCGCTTGTATTTTGATAAATTAAATTAGCATATTGTCCCGAAGCACTTCCTGGAGAAGTGTATGTAGTAGAAGTTAAATCCCATATTCCTGTTGCTACTATAGAGCCTTCTGCTCCTAATGCTCCTTGTTTTATAGGAGTAAAAGAAACTACTATTGCATCATCTGCACTAAATGTACCGTTAGACTGAGTATGAGTTACTGTTAATGTTCTATAAGTTCCTGCGTCTACTATATTAGTAATAGTTCCTATCCAGAAAGTATTAGCGTCAAATTCTTTAAACAATCTAATTAATCCATAATCTCCTGTAGCATTAAAGCTAGTAAGAAATGCAGACATGTCTGTTGAATCAAAATTTGTTTCATTTATATATATTGTAGTAACACTAGCAGGTGCTCCTACATTAAATCTAATATAACTAGTTCCAGGAGCAGTTCCAGCAACAGCATCAAATTTCCATTTAGATGATTGGCCTCCAAAAATTCCGTTAGTTCCGGGATTTCCAGAAAAAAGTGTTATATCGTTACAGTCGTTACAAGAACAGCTCATTGTTTTAATTTTTAATTGTTAACAGTTACAATCGCATCCGCAATCGCATCCTGAAAAAGTTGTACATATTGTTGCAGCATTTGTTAGCAGTGTTTCTGCTCTTGTAAAATTCTTACAAGCAAATGCCGTTTTAATTCCATAAAGTAAGACCTCTAATTGATCTAAAATTTGTTTATATTCATCTAGCTTTTCAGCATCACATTCGGTTACCATTTTGCCTATAAGTACTTCCATACAGTTTTGTAGGTTACATGTAAATAAGCAATATTGTTCATCATTATTATAAGTAGTAGGAACAGCGTCTATTACAGTATATACAATCTTAAATATGCCGTCTGTTTGATTCCAAGCTGCTCCATCAAAAGCTTGAAAAGGAGATAATAATGATGCAGGAAATAAATCTGTTGCACCATCTTTAATAGTAAATGTTTGTAATAATGATGTACCTGCAGAATTATAAACGTAAACTTTAGCAGTCACTGCGTTGGCCATTGTTATATTAGGTGCTCCCCAACCGCCTACATTGCCTACAGCGTAAACGCCTGTTTCTTCGCAAATGTCTACTTTGTCACATTTATTTTCTAATGAAAGTGATATTTTAGGTAATAATGCCATTGTTATTTCTTATTAGTAGTTCTTTTAGTTCTTGACCTAGAAGCTGCATTTGCTAATAATTGCTCTTCCATTTTTCCTATCTTTACTTTTAGAGCAGTATTTTCATCTACTAATCTGTCTATCTTTTCTTCTAGTTCTTGAATTTTTTCTTTTAGTTCTTCTATTACTTTTGCAAGTAGTTTGCCTTCAGCTCTCCAAGCTTTATCTTCTTTTTCTTCTTCCCTAATTTCTTTAGCTGCCTGGATATCTATCTTTTTCTTCCAGATATTCCATATTTCTTTTATACCAAAAGCTGCTATTAAAGTTGCAAGTGCTCCTATTATTAATGTAGTGTCTTCCATTTTAATCGTTTATTGTTGGTAAATTTTGATCGGTAACATCGTCATTAATAGCATTTATAGAATGGTCTTCTTCAATAGTATTAAGAATGCCATTAATAAATCTTCCTAATCTATTAAGAGTTTTTGCTCTTTGATTTTTTCCCAGTACTGAAGATATTTTTTCATTCATGTTTCCAAACTTATAACTTTTGCTGCCTTTTTTTAATAATAAATCATTAAATAAAAACCTCATTGTTGTGTTATCCGCTTGATCCTGGGCTAACGCTATTCTCACTAAGTATCTATTAAAAACTTTAATAAAGAGTCTCCATCTTACATCGCACAAGATTAACAACTTTATAAAGGTATACACAATACTTACAGGTTTTAAAACCCATCTTAGAATCATTTCTAATAGTACAAGCGTAATGCCCTGTATCATGGTTGTTAATTATTATAGCTTCATAAAAAAATAACACCTGTTTATATCTAATAATTTAAAATATAAAAGGTGTTATCATAATAGTTTTTATTTTATACAAAAATAGTGAAAATTAATTAAAAAGTAGCCTGTCACTGACAGCAAAAAAACGTGACAGGCTACTGAGGTTTGGGAGAGAGACTCTTAAGCAGGTAAAGTTCCAGCTCCTAATACAGCTGCTAAATGAAAAGCAGATGTGTTAGTAACAATATTACCAGCAGTTCTTTGTCCATACACTAATACAGAAGATCTTTCTCTATTAAATGCAGTTAATCCTTGGATATCTTCATTTGATTCAATCATTAAAGAAGAATATGTACCACCTTCAACAAAAGTTTTAGTTCTCATTACAGGAGGAGTTCCTAACATACTGTTTTCACCCTGGTTACCCATAGACATGTATTCGTCCATAGCAACTTGTTGCCATACACCGTTACCGTCTTTAGCTCCTGTTACATGAGTATTTAATGTAGAAGTATCAGAGAAAGTAGCAGTAAATCTATTAGAATAATAGTTTCTAAAAGCATCTACATCAAAATCACTAACAATACCAGTCAATTGTACTCCTGAAGCAGCAGCAACTGCAGCAGCATTAGCAATACGAATATTAGCAGCACTTGCTACAATTGTAGTAGTAGCACTTTGATAAGCAGTTTCTAAAGTAAGATTTCCTGAACCATCTTTAGATTTTACTTTATATACTCCTGAAGTAGTAGCAGCAGCGATTGCTACGTAATCTCCTGCTACAATATTTGTAGAAGCAGTAGCAGCAGAAGCTGTTACTAATGTAGAATCTTTAGTAAATGTTAATGTTACAACACCTGTAGCAGTAGCAGCAGTTCTTGCGCCAGCATTAAGCATTTCAAATTTTACATATCCATTATTTCCTGCAGGCTGAGTACTCATATTTTGAATACCACTTTTTACTAATCCTAAAGCTAATTCTTCTTGAGAACCAGTAGCATCAGTTTGAAACTGAGCGAATAAGCTATTAGGTTGGCTTCTGTTAGCGGCATCATTATCATTCTTACGAATTTTGATAAAGAAACCTGTTTTAACAGTAGTAGTAGGAAGTGCTCCTGTAGTACCATTATAACCAATTCTAGTTACTTGTTGATCAGGGGCTGTATACCCTTTCATTGAAGTAGTAATACTTGATTTAGTCATTGCTGGACTAAAAATAAATTTTTGATTAGCTAAACTAATAACTTGAGCTACTCTAACTTTTCTGTCAGCAGCTAAAGCTGTATAATCAGCAGCTTCTAAAATTTTATTATCTTCATCTATTAATACTACATCTCCGTCAGTTACATTTGCTGAAGCAGCTAATGTTCCTGAAGGTGCTGTTGCGTCAACAGTATTGTCACCGATTGCAACATAATTTACGTTGTCTTGTCTTCTTAATTGCATTGTTTTATTTTTTAGTTAATATTAAGTTTTTATTCAAGGTCTTTTGCAGAAACTATATTCTGCACAGTTTGTTCTTTTACTCTTTGTAACATTAGGTTCTTTGCCATGTCTATAATCACCGTATGGGTTGATTCATCTAATATACAATTTCTGCTGTTAGCAGGAGTGGTTCTATCTACTGTAATATCGCTAGGGAATAGTAAATAGTTCATTGTATAACTAGTAACATTAAAAGTTCCATCAGTTACGAGTTGGTGTCTTTTAGGTGTTGCAGCTAATGCAGGATTGCTACCGTCTATTTCTCTTTGGTAACCTAGTCTCCATACACGAGCCCATCCGTAATCTTTATAATAAGGTTTCTTATATTTATTGTATAGATATTGCCATATCTCATCGTGAGCTATTACATTTATCCATGCTTTAATAAAGCTAGTTGTACCGCATTGTTGCTTGTCTATCATTGCTTCTTCATATATAGTATACATAAAGTCTGCAGGTAAATCAAAGAACTTTCCGTTATCTAAGGTTCCTGTTTGATCCGCAGAAACTGTAAGATTAGCACCTTGTTTTATCAAGGCGCTTAATCCTTGGTTTCTTATCTCGGTTTCCTCTAGGCCTTGGCCTTTACGGTTATTAAGTTCACTAACAAACTGCTTAATGTATAGCAATTGAGCTTCAGTCAGAGCTGACGTAAGATCGAAATCTTCGTACCCTGGTGAACCAAAACTATCTATTCTATCTAGCCTTAATTCTAACTCATCTGCCATTTCATTTGCGGTCATGTTCTATTTTTTTGATAATTCAATCTGAGTTTTAATTCTCATTTTTACCTCTTGATTGTCATCATTATTAATATAAGCGATTGTACTTCCAAGGTCTCCTAATTCGATACCGTTGTCTAATACATATCTTTTATTACTCATCTTTTTAATAGCTCCTGCTTCAGTTGCTTCCTGGATAAAAATCCTATGTTCGTATTCAGGATGATTAACCACGGCTAAAAAGTTTGCTGGATTTTCATCTAGTACCATTAATACTTCAGATTTTAACCAATCTTTAGTATTGTTAGCCGGGATGGTTCTTCCTAGCGACTTAATAAAGCCTTTCATTTTTCCTAAGTCTGCAGTAATCTCTGCAAATTTAGTATATGCTTTAGCTTTAAGTTCAGCTGCTTCAACTTTCTTAGAAGTTACTTTATTGTCGTTAACAATCATAAATTCATAAGTAGCTCTTAGTACTCTGTCATCATAAGACGGAGAAACTAATTTCTTGTTGGATAATAGAATGTGGTACTTTAACATATCTAAAGGAAAACTTAAATTTAATTGTATTCCTTCTTTAGTCATTGTTACACGTCCTCTTCTATCTGTCCTCCAGAAATTGTCATCTGTCGGTAATGTGACATTTAAGTCTACACCTAATTCTGTTTCAAAGAACTCCTGTTGAGTCATTCCGTTAGGATATTTCTCAAAGTATTTTTTTATATAACGCCTCTCTTGGTCGTCTAAAATTCTTTTCACTCCTCCACCTCTTCGGTAATCATTAAGAGGAACTTGATAGCTTCTCTTAACTTTGTTATAAATAAAAGGGTCATTCTTTTTATCTTGTCCCTTTACTAAAAGTGTTGACCATTTTCCTGATGATTCTACTGGCCTAACACTTACTATCTCATCTCTTAAATAAGAGCCCCAAACGATAGTTTCTTTTTTTGTTGCTGTTTTTGCTGTCATTTTTATTTATTTATATTAAACTATGTAATTGCCTCCCCATTACGAGGAGGCTTTTACAATCTTATATTAGTCTACAGATAATCTAAGGTCAACTACTTTCGTAGGATCTTCAATCATCATACCACCCCATTTTTGCATATGAACTTCATATCCATCAATAGGAGATGCTACTAATTTCGGAGAACCTTTTCCTGCAGGAGAGAAAGGATCTCTCATACCTGGAATGTATGCCCAGTTATAATCTGGAACACCTTTAGGTTTAACTCTGTAAATTCCTGCTTCTTCACCGTAGTCAAGAGCTAAGATTCTGTGAGATTCAACGATACCTTTTCCGTCAGGATGTTGTTTCGGGAAGTATACATCATCATCGAAGAAATCAAGGATTTCAACCATAATACGAACTCCGTTATACCATTCGTAAACGTTGTATTGAGGCTCCATTGTAGCTTTAGTGTTTCCACCGCCAATGTTTCCTGGCTTAGAGTTACTATCTAAGAATCTATCTTGGATAACAGTTACATTTAACTGACCTCTTTTTGCCTGAATTTGTTTAGAGATTTCAATAGCACCAAACTCACCTGTTAACAAGTGGATAGTTCTTTTACCTCTTTCGATTTTACCAACACCCATGTCTAGTAACATCTCTAGATGCCAATCTAAATCATAGCTATTGTAGTAGTGTACGTTAGATGGAGCAACTTGCTCGAAGAAACCTGCACCTGATTCGATAGCATATTTAGTCTTATCATCTTTGTTTAAGTACTTGTGATCATTAGTCCAGTTTTTCTTACCATACATCAACATTCTTGAGAACATCTCTTCGCATTGGTGATGAGCAACCATATCTTGATAGTTAATCCAGATAGACTCAGTTTGACCTTTATATTGGAATCCAAACTCTAATGGTTCGTTTTTCCCTTTGTTGATTACGTTACCAGGAACTTTGTACTCCATACGTAGAGTAGAAGGTCTGTTTTCCATTCTCCAAGGAGATGTGAAATAAGGACTAGAACCTTGGTAAGATAATGTAGAAGGAGATAGGCTATAAAATTTAGACCATCTAGTTCCTGTAGCTAATTCATCAGCAGGAACAGATTTAGCAGCTGAATCAGTTACTAGTTCTACTTCTACTTTAGTTAATGAACCTGCGTCAGATACTTTCTTAACAAGTAAGTGATATTCATCACTTTCTCCTCTAAGAACGTTACCTTCTTCGAAGATGTTTTCAGCAAAGATAAGATTAAATCTTTCTCCGTTAGCTCCTACATTACCAGTACTAATAGTAGTACCCGCAATTGTTTCTGCAGAAGATAAAGGAAGATTTTTATCGTGTTGTCCTTGCAACATCCAGTTATAAAATCCGTTTTCTTGTTCCACTTCTTTTACTGGAAATCTGTTAACGAACTCTCTTAATTTACCTTGTAAATTAGTTTTGTAAATCTCTCTGATCACAGAACTAATTAGTTCAGGCTTTTGTTGGTACAAAGCATGAAAATGATTATCAGTCACAAGACCGTTATAATCAATAGCTTCATATCTTTGTAATGGAAGTAATTGTGCCATTTTGTTTTCTATTTTTTATTTGTTAGACGAATATATTATTACTTTATTTTTTTCTCGTTTTTCCCATCCCTCGCTCTAATAAATCTAAAATTCCTTGAGCTTTTTGCGATGATTCGACAGAAGTGTTTCTTCCTACACCTCTCTCATTTGTTGATGCTATAACTTTATCAATCTCTGAGACTGCTTGTGTTTTAGCAACATTTTTTATTTTTGAGATATTAGGCTTAAAGCTGCCTTGCTTATCTAAATCAAATAATCCCATAGAATCATAATAATTAATAAGCATCTCAAATTCGGTAGGGTTTCTCATTTGCTTATACATTAAACTAGTATATCCTTTTCCATCATCGTCAGTATATACTGGTTTAGTAATGTTAGCTTTAAGCTTTTCCCGTGTTACCTTGTTTAATTTTAATCCATCAATGAATGCTTCTTTAGTATCTATTGATGACATTAAATTATTGTAACTTTCTTCTCGTTGTTTTGCCCATTTTTGCTCTTCAGCAGCTTTAGCTTGCTTTGCATTTTCAACATATCCAGTAGCATGTTTCTTAAGTTGAGGTACAGCTTTTAAAGCTTTTTCTTCTAACTTACCAATAGCATCTGCATCTTCTATTTGCTCAGCAGCATCTTCGTCTGAAAAGTTTTTAGACTTTAAATAACGATAGTATAGATTCTTTTGAAGATTAGTATCTTCTTTTATAGAATCATTAGTTACATTTTCAAAGAACTCTAAGTCTTGAGCAGCTTGAATAGCTTGGTCAGCTTCTGAAAAAGAATCTTCTATTTCTAGAAATTTCTTTTTAGCCCCGCTAAAGTTATTCTTCCATTGGTCAGTCATTCCTTTAAATGATTTTTCCAATGTGCCTTTCATTAACTCTTTCAATTTATCCAAAGAACCCTCTAGTTCTTCTTCTGATTCTGGAGATGCGATGATTCCCTCATCAATAAACTCCTTCATCATAGCTTTATAAAAAGCTTCTTTTTTGCCTTCTGATACAGCCGTAGGCGCATCATTAACTTCTTTATTCTCCAATTCCTCTTTAGGACTTACAATCTCAGGTTCTGAAGAATCATCTCCTAAATCTCCTGTTGTATCCTTTACAGGGGCTACGACTAATTCAGGCGTTTCCTCTGTTGTTTCTGTCGTAGAATCATCTGATACTTCTCCCGAGATTGATGACTCTAACTCTCCTGGTGACATAATTTGTATGCCATCAAATAAGTTTTCTTTTGTTTCACTCATACTGTTGCTGTCTTTATTTTGTTACAATATTAAAATTATTTTTATAAACTATAATGATTATTTTATCATAAATATCTTATAGTACTATAGCTTTATTTTGCTTTAGGTTTTTCTTTGTTTGCTTTTATCTGTTGTTTTTTAATAGCTTCGTTAGCTTTATTACTTCTAACTCTTTCTGACAATTCTCCTTCTTTTAAACGAATAGTATTGTTCTTAAAGTTTTCATCAACATCTGTTCTTCTAAGATCTAAAGTATCATCTATACCATTATCATCAGTATCTTCATCATACTTTCTACCGTCTCTAATATCAGAAGCAATTTCTTTCATTCCTGCTATTCTTTCTTTAGATTCTATTTCAGCATATTTAACAGCTCTGTCTTTTTCTTTCTCTTGTATTTCTTGTTGCATTTGAGCTTGAGCAGTTTGTTGCTGCATTTGAGCAGCTTCTTGTTGTTGTTGAAGCTGTTTCTCTTGCATTTCTTGTTGTTGCTGTTTAATCTTTTCTGCAGAATCAGCAAGTCTTCTAGATATTTCTTGTACAGATTCAGACTGTGATATAGCAATAAGATCGCCAATAGTAGCTTGCCCATTTTGTACAGCTGCTTGAGATAATGCTTTAAGCTCTTGATACAATTGCGTATCTGCAGAAGAATTAGATATATGAACATCGTATTCTGAAAGAACAAACTCATCAAAGTTTTGAACCATAACAGCTCCCATGTCATCTAAGATAAACTGACCTTTTTTAGGATTCTTTTTATAAGCGTATTTACAACACTCTAAGAATTTACCTAGCGCTCTTTTACGGAAGTTAGCATCTAATACAAACCATTTTTCAGTAATGTGAGATGTCTGACTAACTTCTCTTTCTACATTTCCTACAGCTTCACGGTTTTGAATTTGACCCTCTCTAGCTCCAGTTACACCAGCAAGTTTTCCTAAAGTAGCTTCTATCTCAAGTAATAAATTAGAATACATTTGTATAGCTTGTGGATCTCCTAGCGGTACATTAGTAGCAGTAAGAGTATTGAATGCTCCTGCGGATTTACCTTGCGAAGGCCCTTTAAGTATTTCACTTGTTGGGTCTAACCACGCCATCTTATTTACAGTAGCATATTTAATCCATTCTTTAGGATCCCATCCTGAAGGTATCATAGAACTATTGATAGCAGCAAAGCTTCCTTTATAAGTAGCTATTTCTAATTCTCTTTTGTAATAAGCAATATCGTAAGAGTATGCTAATGGCTTCATGATATCAGTAAGTGATTGTACTCTGTAATCATTAGTACTGTTTACTGTTCCGATATATGGAGGTATACCTTTAGATTTGTTTACCATAGATTTACTAGCGTAAGGAATAGGACCCATAGCAACATAGATATCATCTGCTATTTTAGTACCTTGCACCCATTCGTTTACCCACATCCATTTTACTTCTTCACCCTCGTCTTTTTTAATTATATAATTTTCATCAACAAAATCATATTGCTCATCTCCGTCTTCATCATAGTATTTACGTTTGCCTATTTTTCTTCTAGTTCTCCAACATGTTCTAAGTACACGTACATTTCCTAGAGTATCAAAAGCTCCTGCAAAGGTTCTTAATCCTAACTCATTAGGATGAAAAATTCCTAAACTAGCTTCTTCTCCATATCTATCAAATATAGAAATATCTCTATTTAATCCTAAAGCACTGTTACTAGAACCATCAGCTGTTCCTGTTTCTAAGAACTCGATATCTTTTTCGGTAAGTTCGTCCCAGTAGTCATCAATAACTTGGCCTATAGATTTATATCCATATTCTACAATTATATCAGAATCTTCTATAAACATAGAGCTCCCTCCTAAAGTGTAAAGGTTCATAGGATTTACTCTTCGCATTACAGGTTCGCCTCCTAATACACCGCAGTATACTATTTGTTCTCCGCCTACAAGTAAATCTTCGAAAGTTCTATTAAATAAAAAATCCAAGTTTTGATCTTTGTATTCATATTTAAGAACTTTATTCGCAGTGATTTCTGCGATGTCTTGAAAATCATAGGTTTTATACTTTTCAAATTCTTGTAATCTTTTTTGAATTTCTTCTTCCGATATAGACTCTGTTTGGATAATCTCCATAAGCTCAGCATCTAGTTTTTCTTTTAATGCTGTTTCTTTTCTTGTAATTCCTTCTTCATCTCCTGTAGATAAATATGCTCTATATTCTTTTCGCCTTTTAGCATATTCTCCTACTAGTAAGTTTATTTTACTGTTTTCTATTCCTACATGCTGAAAACTTGCAGGTAATGATTGTAGGTCTAAATTATCAGGATTAATGAATCTTTCAAAATCTTTTGAGTTAATGATATTAGCTCTAAGATTGTAATTAGTTTTTTTGTTTCGGAAGTTAGATCTGAGGTCAGTATCTGATACAAGAATATTCTCTGCGTAATCTATATTCTTTTCGTACCATTTTTTATTTTTCTTCTTATCAGATAATTTTTGTCGTGGGAAGCTTAAGTATCCCTGCATTTTTATTGGCGAATCCTGACTCATAGTAATTTTTTGTTAAAATGCAAATTTAATCATAAAAATTTGAACCTCCTGCATTAATTGGTTTCTTTTTTAATACTCCCATCTTAGCCCAATAAGGATCATCTAGGAATGTTTTAACTTCTTCTTTACGTTTTTCGGTGGTACGCATCATAGTAGCATCATGCCATAGTAACATACCTAACGAAGAAACACGGTCAAAGTTTCCATACTGATTCCACATTATTAATTCCTTTAATAACGCAGGTGAGTATATGGTCTCTAATGCTCTTATTTCTGAATTTTCAGAAATTCTCTCCAGTAACCACGATTTAATAAAATCTCTTGCTGTCTGATTTACCTTACCTGATGCATTTATCCCCTTAGATGTATTAGTTCCCTGTCTAAATGTATCTGAATTACGTAGTTGATAAGGCGTGTCTGCTAACAAATATAAGCATTTTTGCTTTTCAAAGTACGTAAATAAGCCGGGAAGGTTTTGCTCATACATTCCCGTAGCATTAAAATACATTAATAATTTACGACAAATTTCATAAAAATCATTAGGATTATCTGTACGTCCTGTGTACTCTGCTACTATTTGGCGTGTGTATCTATTCATTATAAAAATAGACGGCAATGAATCTGTAGTAGACCTGGCTTTATCTACAACATCCATTCCTCCGATGTATGTTCCATATGGTACTACGTTCTCATCATTCTTTTGAGGCTTTACCCATATTTCTACCATTCCTTTTTTATCTTCTCCTCTAGTAAGTGGGAAGTTTCTTATAGGTCTAGCATCTTGCACAGTATTAAATTCTACTTTACTGTCTTTGTCAAAAACTAAATAACCTTTAAAAGAGCTCTCTTTGTATTTGGTAAGTTTACCTCCTTCTACTTCTGCTAATTGTTCTTTTAATAATAGTGTTGGAAAGTATGCGCCTTCTACAACTAAGAATGCTTCAGAAGGAACTATTGGCCCATTAATTATTTCTGTATGGTAAACTGATGGGTCATTAGCTTTCTTTGCTTGGTCTCTTCTAGACTTAATATACATTCTAGCTAAAGACTCATCGGTAACTCTATCAGGACCCTTTTTAAATTCATTAAGTGTTTTCCAATAAGGAACAAAATATCCTATAGTTCCTCTGTTTTCGTACTCATCGTTAAATACTATACAATTGTATTCCGAAGGATTTCTAAAAATAGATTCTGCATATAAGGCTGCTTGGCCAGAGACAAGACCTCCTGTACCAAGAGCCCATATAACTAAATTCTTTTTTTGTTTAGAAGCTTGTGTCGCTTCTATTGCTCCCCACGCCTCTTTTACGTTAGTCATAAAGCCTATCTCATCTAGAATACATAAGTTAGGTCTAGTACCGTTGGCCGCTAGTGGATTATCTTTAAATGTTCTATGTCGTAGTAAAGAACCTGTTCGAGAAGTATATTCTCTATTAGGAGCGAGTGATCCTGTATAACCTACCATTAGTGGAGAAGGATAAAACTCGTCCCCTATTCTGTATGAGCCCGCATAATTTTCAAAAGCTGCTTTACATTTTTTAATAAGAGGTTCGGTATACTTTGTATCAATAGCACCTATGATAGTATCTGATGCTATGTATTGTTTAGCTTTTTTTCTTTCCAGGTAGTTATCGTAATCAGTAGCACCGTCAAAAAGATAGTTATGGGATGCTAGGCCGGAAGAAGCATATGATTTACCTCCACCCCTAGACTGAATACTTATAAAATGCTTAGCAGAGTTTTTGTATAAAGGTTTACCTAAAGATTTGCCGTGGTTTCTAGTTAAGTATTCTCTAGCATCTATATAGGTTTTAGAGTTAGCTTCTTTCTCAGTAATCCTTCCTAACTTGATAGACAGCTCTTTCTCTGGCCCATACTTTCTATCACAAGTATTCTTAATATCTTTCTCAAACCCTGAGAAGCCTCTGCATTCTTCATATGCTAAAAATAATTCCCAATCTATATCTCTGAGCCAAGGTAGCCCTAATGCTTGGGCTACTGATGACTCATCTTCGAAAAGTATGTTATGGAAATTAACATAATAATATAACGGACCTGGCATCCATTTACCACCTGTCCAATATCCTTCTACACACCTGCGTTTTTGAACACCCCAAAATGTTATGCGTTCATAATATTGCAGTTCGGGATGGAAATTAGGAATCTCATCAAGTATGAAGTTAGTATTGTTAATCATCTATAGGAAATTTATCCCTTAATTCTGTAAAAATATGTCTTTGTAATCTTTTACCTTTCCCCCCCTTAATAATAAAAAAATTATGCAATTCTTTTGGATCTTCTTCCATCCATTCTTTTATAGTTTTAACATTGCTTTTTATTCTAAGAGCGTCATTCCAATATAAGTTTTTATTTAATTTTAATCTTTTCATATTTATTATATTTCATCTGAATCTGATAGCGATGCTATTTTAGTTCCTTTCTTTTTAGTTTTCTCATCCTCATAGGATTCTTTAATTCTTTTGTAGTCATCAAACATTTTAGGAGTAGAAGCTAGAGCTTTATCTAGTTTTAGTATTATATCAGCGTCTCTGGCCTCTAAAGCATCTACATAAAACTCTTTGACTCCTCTGTCTCTCAATGCCATAATCTCGTCCCAATTTTGTAATGCACGTTCTGCAGGACTAAGTACTACATTCTTATATAACTCTAAAAGCTCACTGTAGGTTTCCCATTTAAAGTCTTTTTGATTTATAAAGTCTCTGGCAATAACCTCTTCTTTATCAGGAAGATTATATAGTTTAGATTCAGGGTGACTATGAAGATGAATAGCCCACATGATACGTGAGCTATTAACTTTGTTTTTAGATTTGTCTTTAGAGTATAATTCATTAAACTCTTTTGGTATCTTTAATTCTGGGTATTCATCCCAAAAGCTATTTTCAAAATTAATCCTCATTTTTCTTTTTTTCTATGCAATAGTTAGCATGTCTTATGTTTCTTATGTTAGGTTTAAATTTACCAAAGTTATCTATGTGAATAGTTTTAAATTTATCTTTGTTATATAAACCGTCTTCTTTTTTATCAGGATCACTTATGGAACCTGCTATCTTTTGTATAAAAAGATGAAACACTTCTTCTGCTACTCCTATAGGTATGTTATGAGTTTTCGCTAACTCTCTCAATATTTTCTTTTGGCTTTTTTTCAACTTTAACAGGTTTTACAACTTTAGCTACAGGCTTATTAATTAAGTTAATTTCTATCTTAAACCCATCCTTATCAGGTTTAAATAACAATTCTTTATGGATAATATTATTTTCATTCATAATAGGAGTTCCTAAAAAACTTTTCTTTTTTAACCTGGATATAATACCATTAAAGTGTTTTTCCTCAATTTCTAATAGCTCTCTTATCTCTTTACGCATATCAGTACTCAAGATAAACTTAGCTCTCTTGTCTTCAGGAAGAGCCTCGTATTCTTGATTTAATCTAATAAGTTCTGATAAGACCTCACGTTCTTGTGGAGTTAGCTCCAACATAAAATTCAAGAACGCAAGGATTTGCTTATAGATTTTGCTGTCATTCGTTGGTAATGTGATAATCTTTTTTATCATGCTTTTCTAGCTTCTTCTTGAAGCTTTATATCAGTATTTAACATTTTAGCTAATTGATACCAGCTCAACATTGCTGTTTCTGTTAAGGCTGTCATTACATGAAGTATTACATTATACTCCATATTCTTAACATCAATATTAGCAGGTCTTTCAAATTTAAACTCTTGTACAGTTTTATCAGGATATCCTAGTTCTGACACAATTATTTCAAACTTCCATCCTTTAAACTTATCTTCTTCTACAGAATAGCTTTTATACTTAAACTGCATTCCCGAAGCTGCTGAGTTTTCAGTCGCTGCCATAAATGTTGTAGCCAGTATCTCTTTAGCTACTTCAAGTTTCTCTTTCGTTCCCATAAATATTTACCTCCATTTTAAAAAATAAACTATCTGTGCTCATCACAAAATATTTTACTTCTAAGTTTTTACTATAATCTAATTCATAGTTTCGGAACTGCTCTCTAAGAGTCAGTTCCTTTTCCATTAAGTCTGCAAAATTGCTACTTATATAACTATGATTTACGTGCATCTATAATTAGCACTTCTGGATAAGCGCCTGATGGATCAATAGTCATTTGTGCAGTTAAAGCACAGCCATACTTTTCTAGTATTGCTGCAAGCTCTTTTCCACATTCTGCTCTAGCTGTTTCTCTCATTTTAGCAGCTTCTTCCATTAATTGTTCGGGAGTCTCCTCATTTACCTCAGTAGCCTCTTCGATTTCTTTTGTTTTAGTCATTTTAATTTTTTTTAAGTTGAAAACATACTCATATTTAACATGTACTTCCCTCTAGTCTCCGTAGTAAGAATAAGTCTCCTTTTCTTTAAAGAAGCTATGTGCTTATCTAAAGTAGGAGGACTAATACCGAGTTTATCCATAATACGTTGTTTATTTTCTTTATCAGCGTACCAAGTATTTCTTTCCATATCAGTCTGATTCAGTATATAATATAATACGTGAAAGGTAGCATCTTTAGACTTTAAAAGAATACTATCTTTGGTATCTAGATATACGGTTATCATTTTTCTCTTTCTTCGTTTATAGTAGTTATACATTGCAAATATACGAATTTGATAGTACAAATATCAAAAAAATTATGATACTATACAAATTTTATAGTTACAATATATAATATTGATAGTAACAATAGAATTATTGCACTCTTTTGTGTGATGTGTTATCGTAATAGATATCAATAACAGTTCCTTTATAGTCAGTATCTACTTCTTGGCCTTGAATATTAAAGGTTTTCCATATCTTTTTATTTACCTCTTTCATAACAACAGCTACAGGATTAAAATTTTCAGTAGTACCATCATAATCTGTTTGTGATAACATATAATAAGATATTCCATTATAAGGATTTGTATCTATCATCATATACAACATATCTTGATTAATATTCCCAGCACCTTCTTTAACTCCTACTAATTCCCAAGTAGCACAATCTGTAGATCTATACAAACTAAAGTAATCATTATTAACTTGAGACGATACTTCCCATTCTAATAGTACTTTATCTTCACGAGGTATAGCTAAAAAAGATTTAAGTACTATCGGTAAAGAGCCTCCTATAGAAGTAATCTCTAATATAAACCCTGGGTCTCTTACACTATTATCTGATGACCATAGTAATGTCAATGCTCGAGAAGTATCTGATGATGATATTGTAAGTGGTAAAGTACTGCCACAAAACCTGCCTATTAAACTATCAAACGTAGAGCCGTGGTATACCTCTAAATAATCATATTGACAATTAGGCTCATATTCTATATCCATAAACATAAAGTTTATAGTAGTATAACCTACTGAAGCAGGATAAATAGTAAGAGCACCTAATCCATTATTAGCATATCGTTGTGTGTAGCCATCATCATATACAAAACCATAGTCGCTTTCCCAATCGTACCAGAAACCATCGTTAGGCATAAGCACTGTTTGTGAGCAGCATTTAAATAAGCTAACTATTATTAGTAGGGTTATAATCGTTGTTAATGTGAGTGTACACATACATTTGTCTATAAAGTTTCGGTAATCCATGGGGTAAAATTTAGTTACATAAAGGTATAAAAAGTAATTGGATAAATCCTTGTGAGTATGAAAAATTTTCACTATGAAAGCTTACTATCATGTTTGTGATAGTAGTAACCATACTAAACGTGGTAGTGGGACTATCATAAACGTGATAGTAGTGGCCAACCGTTTGTGATAGTACAAAAACACTTAAGTTGCTGGTCCATAGTACATTAGCTATATTTTAGTGTGTTTTTTTACTTATATATAAATCTATAAGATTTTAATCTTTTATAGTTTCTAGATTTTCTTTATCTATTTCTATTACGTTTATACTTTCTAACTCTCCATCAGTCTCGTAACAAATTACTAAAGAAAAACTCTTAAATGTAAATAAACATCCTATTAAGCCATGGGGCTCATTATATCCTATACCTTCATTATAAAATTCCACATTACAAATATCTGATATTATTTTTACTTTGGAAAATATACCCCCCCCTCTATATTATTTTGCCTTTAGAAAATAAAGACGTGGAGAGTACCAAGGTCATCGACCCCTTCTAAGTTGTGCGTGGGTCAATGTAGTCCCCGTAAAAATTAAAAACTATGAAAAAGAATGAAACTAATTACTCCGTAAAGTCGATGAAACAGTATGAACCAACAGTGTATGTGGATGGCAAGCCAACAGACGAAACTTGTATCCGTGTATACGTTTGTATTGAGCGTAAAACAGTTTGGGAGGGTCTTAAAGACCAGTACTCTTATGGTGGCTTCTCGCTTAATGCAGGGATTACGCTTGAGCAAGCCAAAGAGCTACTAACTGAGGGTCAAGACCTAACAGGCAGAGTCATCTTCGTTGGTGAACCTGGTGTCCAAGAGGACGGTAGACCTGGCTTCTACACTGCACAACTTATCTAGTTGTGTGAGCCCCGAAATGGGGCTCTATCTTTTTCCTAAATACTGAATACTAATTAGATTATTAACCAATAAACTGTGAAGTTATGAAGAAATATGTTCTTTTTAATGGAGTTGTAATGCCTATTGAGGATTACAATGATATGATTGCCGACAGAGGGTAGTCATTGTCTTTCCAATCGTCTAACAAACGGAGATTCGTCATCTTGGCAACAGAATTGACGGCTATTCATTATTAATTATAGCTTAAACTTATTATTAACTCTCATCCAATTGCTGGCAATGAAATTGTCTTGAAATGAAACTACCCTTAGACAAGGTAGCATAGTTCAGTCAAGGATTGCAACCTTGTGAGAGTATGAAATTCGGATACAGTATAAAAACCGTAGGTTTGAATCCTGAAAACTGTGAGTGCGTAAGCATCTCTAGTAGAGTCACGGGATGTGGCTCTACTTTTTATTAAGAATTAGAAAAGCTGTACGTGCGTTGGCACATAGTAGTAAAAACTTAAGTTTATACTGCAACAGCGTATACCTAAGCAAGTAGATAAACTGCTTTTTATTAACTTAGTGGCGTAATCGGATAGATAGTGGTAAGCAAACTATTGATGATTCTTGATAAAGGTAACTACAGATTATGTGCATAATGTCTGTAGCAGCAGGTTCGAATCCTTGCCGCCCAAAAAACTATGAGTGCGGTAGAGTCACGAGATAGAGTAAGTATCCTAACAAAGGTTCTATCAATGTGGCTCTACTTTTTATTACTATGGGAAGTTAACTGCACATAGATGCATATATAGATGCAGGGGAACAAAAGTAATTATTTGTTCTTCTGTCTTCCCAACGATATTTAATTACATAGTTTAATAGGTGTATACAGCATATACATGACAAAATACCTTTAAAAGAAAAACACTATCGCATAATAACTAGATAGAGATGCATTGAGATATGCTGTAATATTTACTAATCCTTTAATACTTAAAATTATGACATTTATATCACAAACAGCACCAGATGCCGAAGGGAATTACACTATGAAGTGGAAAGACCAAAACGGTAAAATAAAAATAACATCTCATAACTTATTTGAAATATAATAAGTGCAGAAAATTGTTAAATTATACTAAGACCGTATCTCACCTCTCTTTGGTTAGGCTTGATCACCTGTAATCATTGACCCAAATGACGTGAGTGAAGTCTTATTCATAACATATATTCACCGTTGGTTGGTTTCCTTATAAATCAATACTATATGTTATGACAATTTATCAGAAATGATAAACTAAATATCCTGTAGGGTGAACTGCAGGATAACTTATTAAAGGTAGTCTGGCCCTTCTAATTACCAGACAGTCCAATGATACACTACAGATATCCGAGGTCCTTGACTCTAACCTTGACAAAAAAGAGTAAATGTAATAAGAGAGTCTGATTAGTATGCCAAAATCTGAACATCGACTCTCTAAACTTATTGAAGTGAGGTTGGACAGTTATACTGACTAGTGTGAAATACAACTAGGGAATGGAGTAATTACCATTTTGGTCCCTGACTGGATGCACAAAATCCTGCAGGTCTTTGCCTTGCACCTCACTTCAACAAATTGCCATCACTATTTATAGTGTAAATATCAAGGGAGAATTTAGGCAACTCCCTTTTAATAAGGCAATGCAACATTCAGGCAATAATCTGAGTGAATTGATAGGAATCTGCCAACAGATAGTGAGTTCGAATCTCACCCTTGCCTCTAAAACTTATTAAAAATAAATGTTATGGAACACGTAAAACCAAGGGAATTACCTGTACCTGCAGGAATAATTGAACACGCAAAAGAACATTTTGAGATGGAGTTGATGGATATGCGTTGTCCGGTAATAGAAGTAATCACATTAGATCAAGAAGGAGAAGAAATGCTTGAGTGGTTGTTGTATGAATATTATTATGATATTTATTATAAAACAGGACTTTGTAGAAACTTCACATATCAAGAAGAAATGTATATGGCGGTTCTAATAGATTTATACGATTAAAAATAAAATAAATGTTATGGGAAAAAATAAATGTATACTAGTTGATGTTGATGGTACATTAGCTAAAATGAAAAGAGGACCTGGAGAAAGAAGTCCTTATGATTGGGATAGAGTCTTAGAAGACCTGCCTAATCAACCTATTATAGAACTTGTAAATACTCTTTGTGATGTATATACTATTATTATCCTTACGGGTAGAGATGGAATAGCATTAGAAGATACAAAGAAATGGTTAAAAGAATATGGAGTCTATTATGATGAAATATATATAAGACCTGAAGGTAATAACCAAAAAGATTCTATAATTAAACATAATATATATGTTAATCATATACTACCTCATTATGATGTAGAATTTGTATTAGATGACCGTGATCAGGTTGTAAACTTATGGAGGTCTATTGGACTTACTTGTTTACAAGTTGATTATGGAAACTTTTAAAAACATTGGTGGACAGTGGCGTATATTGTCCTTAATTGAATGTAGAATGAGTATGTCAGCCAAACATTTAGCCAATATTTTGGACCACACGTAATTACTATCGTGTATAAAGCAAGTAGTAAGGTAATTAAAGGAAATGCCTGAGATGACAAACATCTTCCTTAGTATTCGTTACATTTAATCCTAATCTAACTTGCATATGTGGAAGCATCACTGCAAGGACACTGGTAATCTACTGAAGATGATTAGATGTAATGAATATGTTTAAATTATTACGATTATTAACCTAAAAAATAAAACGATGAAAACCAAAAAAATCAGTAGTGCAATTGCTAAGGCAGTTGGTGTATTATGGATAGCTCTTTTAACAGGAGTTATAATAACGTACACAACGAGTTGTTCTAGGTCAGGGAAGAGAGTTCCTAAAGTAGAACAAAATACAAATTATGTTGGAAGTTCAGAATATTATGAATTATTAGAAGCTATAGCAATTATAGATGATATAAATGCTAATGAATCTGATGATTTTTATACTGAAATGCTCAACGATGTAGCTGAAGAGTTAAATCATATTCTTTATGAAAAAATATCTGAATAATGAAAAAAACATTTAGAAACTTTCTATTACTGACAACTATAATATCAGTAATAGCAACGCTTGCTCTTGCGACAGTAGAGTATTTATTTGGTGTAGTAGGACTTGTATATGGAGCAGTAATAACTGTTACATTAGGATTTATTTACTGTGTTTATATGCAAATTAGAAGTAAAATATAAATAAATGAAATTTTTAAATAAACTTAGAACTAAAGCATGGTACTGGGATGTACTGTGCTTTTTATGGTGCAGCTTATTATTCATAGGATTTATGATATATGCTGTAAAAATATAATTATTAACAATTAAAAAAACACAATGAAGCGAGACAGAAGACATGGTGCATTAGTAAGACTAAAAGCACAATTAGAAAGTGGAGTGAAGACAGAAGTTGGTACAAGGGACAAGAAAGTACCATTAACTACAAAAGACATTAAGAGAATTTCGAAAGAAATTGCTACCTTAGAGTCTAAAAAATAAGTATTATGCATTATACGGAAGCTGATTTAGACTATAAATATATCTCTGAAGCAATAAGAGATGTTACTACTCCTGAGTTAGGAATGGAATTACTGTTCTTAATAAAAAGATTCGAAAATGCTTATCCTAATTATTATAAAACTACTTATCTTAGAATGAAATTCTTAGATAAAATAGATCATCTAGAAAGACTAGATACTGTTTATATTTAACTTAAAAACTTAAACGATGAAAACCTACATAAACGGAATATTAATATCAGTATTGTTATTAATATTCACATTTGACTTTATTGGTCAAACATTAACATTTAATCATATTGATTTACACGATAGTGATAAACCTATGATTACACAACACGATCAACATATAACATTAATTTTAAATGAAAAAGATTCTACCATTAATTTCTTTTGGGATGAATTTAAAACTCATTATTTATACAATGTTGTAAGTATCAATAAAAGTTCTTCTACTAATATTACGTATGACGTAAGTAATGACTATAGAAATATTGAAATAGTGCATTGTAAAAATAAAGGAGAATTTTTACTTAATTTATATAATAAAAAAGGTAACGTAATGTTACATGTTTATAACGACAATTAATATTATTGACAACCGTATGTCAATACTAAGGTCATGCTTTAACAGTAGTGGCTGGGAAAACCTGAAAGCTTAACTGTTACAATGGAAGTTAACGTACGATGCTCTTATCGTTAACAAAAAGATTTTACAATTATTACTTACCACGGACAAAACTATACTAAAACGCTAGATGCGTAGGGTCTGATGAGTAACATACAATAATAACAAATCTGTTTCCATATTTCAAGAGCAATTAAATCATATAAAAAATCATATAAAAATCACAATTATGAAAACTGTTGAAAATTTAGAAAACAATGAGTGTTTATTAGTAAGCGCTAAGAAAGTAAATGGTGGAAAAGTTCAATTAGCTTTTGCTCAAAAAATTCAAAATCCTAATGCTAGACCTGCGTCTATTGTTGGTGTGTTAAATGCGTCTGATGACAGATTTACACAATCAGGTAAACCAAGATATGCTTGGTTAGCTGCTGAACCAACTGATGCTGGAAAGTATTTTGGTGAGGATTTTAGTGGACTTGCTGATGTAGGTTCTACTATGGATATTAATAAGCTTGTACCGCTTAATATCCAAATTACAGAAACTACTGAAGGTAATGAATGGGAAGTAGCAAACTTTGAAAAGTCTGCTAAGAGAGCTGGTGCTGATGGAGACTACATTCTTACTAAAGATGGTAAATACATTTACACTCGTTCTACTGTAGTAGAAGGAGAACCTAAGCATGTATTTATCTCTGAAACTGTAAGAAGTTCTCAGTATGCAGGAGCTACTGCAGATAGTGCAATTGCTGATGCTCTTAATGGGTAATAGTATATAATAATCAAGGGTAGGCATTTTTTTCATAGGATTTGGCCTACCCTTGATTTTTTATTATAATTATATATTATAGTTATAAAAAAGTCAAGGGATACAATCTTAATATCCTTTTATAAAAATCAAATAAAATGGAAACTAAAAAACTAATTATACCCAAAGTAAAAATGGAAGATATGGGTCTTTATATAAAGACTTTACAAATGGACCATAAATTTGGGGATGCTAAAGGAATAGCAAAACTTATTACTGAACATTTTAAAGTAGAATGTACAGAAGCCGATGTTCTACATTATGAAGGCTTATTAAATCATATAGACGATTACGAAAAAGAAAGTAGAATAATAGAATATAGTATTAACCCTTTTAAAAGATATAAACGATGAAAACAAGATTACTTAAAATATTATCATTGCCGATAGGCATTGTATTACTACCGATAATAATAATTGTATACTCTCTTAAATGGATATTTTATGGGAGAAAAAGTCCTTTAGATTATTTAGATGACTATATTAACTGGTTCTTTACATCATGACCTATATATATCTATTATTAATATTAGCATTCGTGTGTGTATTTATAACAGGAATAGCTATAGGAAAAGAAATGTATGACTAAAAATAAATAATTATGGTATACTTAATAACTAATCAACGTAGTGCTTTTACTCCTGTAGGATATAGTATTACAACCGTTGAAGAGTCTTTAAAATATTTAAACAAGCTAGATTCCATAGCATTTGATACTGAGACTAGAGGTTTCGACCCGTATACTTGCGGGTTGATCTCTGCTCAGTTTGGAGATGCAGATAAACAATATGTTGTTGACTGTGAGACTGTGGATATAAACTTGTATAAAGAACTCTTAGAGACTAAAGAAATAATAATGCAGAATGCTAAGTTTGACTTACGCTTCTTGTATTATAAAGGAATTGTTCCTGTTAAAGTATTTGATACTATGTTAGCAGAGAGAATCCTTACTACTGGAGATAATAGAGCTCGAAGAGCTTTAGATTTCCTTGCTTACAAATACTGTAAAAAAGAAATGGATAAGACTGTAAGAGGTTCTATTCATAGAGAAGGATTAAGCACTAGAGTAATTAAATATGCAGCTGATGATGTAAAATATCTTCATGAGATAATGCGTAAGCAAATGGTACATATTAAAGATAAAGGCTTAGCTAAAACTATGTCTTTAGATAATAATTATGTATTAGTATTAGCTTATATAGAGCATTGTGGTGTATTTTTAGATAGAGAGGCGTGGCAAAAGAAATGTGATGAAGATAAAATTGCTTTAAAAGCAGTAAAAGATGAACTAGATAATTATATACTAGGTAATCCTGATAAATTTCCTGAATTTATAAATAGACAGTTGACTCTTTTTGATGAAGGAGTGAGCTGTAACATAAATTGGAATAGTGGTAAGCAAGTAATTCCTCTTATGAATAAGATAGGAGTGAGTACTAAAACTAAGGATAAAGATACTGGCTTAATGAAAGACTCTGTAGATAAAAAAGTATTAGCACCTCAAAAAAATAAATTTGAGCTTGTTAAGACTTACTTAAAATATGCAGAGTATCAGAAAGAGGTTAGTACTTATGGTGAAAACTGGTTTGATTATATAAATCCTGTTACAGGTCGTATTCATACTAATTATACGCAAATAATGAATACAGGCAGATTGTCTAGTGGTCAGAAAGCGAATAAGAAAAAGAATATACCTCAGAAACCTAATATGCAAAATGTTCCTTCTTCTGATAGAACTAGAAATTGTTTTGTAGCACAAAGACCTTATGATATACTAGTAGTATCTGATTATAGTGGTCAAGAGCAAATAGTATTGGCTAATAAATCTAAAGATAAAGATTTATTAAACTTCTATAAAAAAGGTCTCGGAGACATGCATTCTTTTGTTGCTTCTAAGATTTTTCCTGAACTTTCAGAAATTTCTTTGAATGATATAAAAGCTAACTATAAGGATAAGAGGCAGATAGCAAAAGGTGCTGGTTTTGCTATTAATTATGGTGGTACTGGAATTACAATTGCTCAGAATTTATCCTTACCTTTGGACAAAGGAGAAGAGGTATACCAAGCTTATTTTAAAGCATTCCCTGGGTTAGCAGATTATTTCAAAAAAGAGAAACAAAAAGCCCTAAAACTTGGTTATATAGAATTTAATGAGGTTAGTGGAAGAAAATGTTTTATGCCATACTTTGAAGAATTTCAAAGGTTGCATAAAGAACTTTATGGCGATAAACAATTTTGGTCTCGTTATAAAGCTGCAAAAGCTAGTAATAGCGATGATTTTAGAAATAATTTAAAGCCAAAGGTTAGAGAATACTTTATGAAAAAAGGAGATATAGAGAGAATGTCATTAAATTATCCTATTCAAGGTAGCTCTGCCGATATAACTAAACTTGCTGGAATATATATGTTCAGATACTTACAAAATAATAATCTTTTGTTTAAAGTACTAATGCCTAATGTAGTTCATGATGAGCTTCATTTGGAATGTGGTAAAGATAAAGCAGAAGAGTTAGCTAAAGTACTGAAAGGTTGTATGGAAAAAGCAGGGGATAAATTCTGTAAAACTATAAAATTAAAAGCTGAACCTTGTATCACTGAGGTTTGGGCTCACTAGAACATTGGAAGAAGAATACAGTGAATATCAATGTATGTTGGATACTTACCTCTTTTTAACAGGTATCTTCAGTATTGAAGATGCTATAGAAGAAGGTAAGCATTTAATATTATTTGCCATAGATCCTTATGACTATGATAAAAATGATATTCAAAATGTTATTGATTTCTTTGCTGATGTAGAAGAGTATGAAAAGTGTATAACCTTAAAAAAAATAAAAGATGAGCTCTGAAACAAAAAGTCAAATTGAAGAATTAGAAAAAAAATTAACAGGTGATATGTTAAAAGACATGAATATTCGTGATGAAATACACAAATTGGAAATGGCTGATAAAGGTATTAAACCTGAAGATTCTCATTTTGAATGTTTCGGATGCGGTTCTTAATATAAATCAAAAAAAATAAATGTTATGGGAGAAAAAAAGAGAGGCCTGAATGAGCTCAGGCAAGTAAAAGATAGTGTTTATAAATCTAGGAAAACTCCTGGAAATTATAATAAGCTCGGTCTAGCAAACACTATGATGAAACTAGGAGCAGAAATAATCGCTTTAGATAATAAATATCCAAATAATGCAGATTTTGGCGCAGAAATCAGAAAATGTATTAAGGAATTAATTGATTATAAAAAAGATTATCTTGGTCCTATAAATTTATAAATTATGAGTAGATATGTTAAACAGTTAGACAATGGTAAACACATTGCCTACGGTTTTGACATTGCTTTAGGATATTTTATAGATGTATTCGATGTTCCAGATGAGGATGGAGAAGAACACCTTCTTTTAGAAGAAAGTTCTACACTCACTAAAATGAGTAATGGGAAGATGATAGAACTAATGAGTTTGTATAACCTTCCTGAATCTCATATTGAACAAGTTGCATCTGATTTACCTATTACGTAATGGAGAAACTAGATAGAACTAAAAGACAACTTGTAGGTCTTGGTAAATGGAAAGCCAATAAATTTAGGGGTATTGCACAATACCCCACTGGCTTCGGTAAGACTTACACAGCTATTCTTGGCATTCGAGGAATGATCAAGAAAGCAAATATAAAATCTGTACTTGTTGTTGTACCAACAATTGAATTAAAAAAACAATGGGAACAAGAACTCAAGAAGAACAGAATCAATATAGTTAGTGTTCTCGTCATTAACACTGCTATAAAATCTGACCACAAAGTAGATTTTCTAATACTAGATGAAATACATAGATACGCTGCAGATACTTTCAGAAGAATTTTTGAAAAGGCATCCTATAAGTATATTATGGGGCTGACTGCAACTCTCGAAAGAGAGGATGGATTTCACGCAATTATATTAGAATATCTTCAAGTTTTCGATGAAATAAGCGTTAACGAAGCTTTGGAAAATGGTTGGATTAGTCCCTATAAGGTGTATA